TCTACACCTACACTTGCTTGTGGGTCGTTAATATCTGACCCAGCAGTAAATCCATTGCTTACGCCAACTTCAGGACCTTTGTCCTCTTCAGTAGCATCTGTGTTATTTTGATCTTCGTTCATAATTAGGTTCCTTTAATTAATATGTTACTTGTTCATTTTAGCAACGGCAGCATCATAGTCCGATTGTGCTATTACTGATTCTCGCAATAGTTTAGCTCTGTTTACTAAATGCTTTGCTTGTACTTCTTCTTTATTGCCGCCAAAGTATGCAACTGCATGTCCTTCTTCAATAAGGATGTCTGTTACTTTACGTCCATCTCCAATTCGGAAGTCTCCTAGGATACGACCGAACTTGCCTTTCATATCTTCGCCCTTGCGATCTTCAGTAGTAATAAGTTTACCACCGTCCTTCATAAGCACTTTCAATCGTGCTTTAGCTGCTTCGCCAAACAAGTCTTCTACTTTGTCTCTTGTGCGTGACTCTGGAGTATCAATGCCCATGATGCGCACTCGCTCATCTCTAAGTGTTACTCCGAACCCTAAGTCGATGTCAACGTCTACAGTGTCTCCGTCAACTATTTTAACGACTCTTACGTCATATTCATTTTGTTGCATAATTTTACCCTATTCTTTTTTGCCAGATAACAAATCTTCAATTCGCTGACGTTGCTGTTCAATCAAATCACTTTGTGTTTCAATCTCTTCGAACTGTCGTTCTAGTTTGTCAGCTTGCTTTGCTTCTTCAGTTTTTTGCGGAAATTGTACTATGTTGTCACTCATATATGTTCTCCTGTTAACTGCTAATATTTAGTTAATTTTAGCCATAAAAAAAAGCAGCCCTAAGCTGCTTTTTATTTTAGTTTTTATATAGTAACTTAGAAGCTAAATGTTGCTACAAGTTTAATATCTTCGCTACGACCTTTTGCTTCTAAATCATATGAAGTCATTGCTTCTAGTTCTAGTTGATCTGTTGCCTTCCATGAGATACCAAAGTCAAACACTGGCTTGTGCTTTAGTTCATCATCAATCATAATTTGGTTTGCATTGTCCCACACGTTTAGCTTTGTGCCAACTGTGAATGTTGTGTTATAACCCAAACCTGTATAAGCTAGTTCAGGATTAATAATCATTGATGTAGTATCTACATCATATTTGTGTGTTGCTACTATATCAGTGTTCAATGCTAGGTCAGGAGTAATATCTGCTGCCATTGCTGAACTTGCAAAGAATGTAGTGGCTAGTGCCAAAAATAGTGTACGCATGTTAATGTTCTTTCATATTCGTATGTATCGAGCTTTTTGCTCACATATTACTTATCTTGATCTGCACTAATATTGCCTATTACGAATGTCACAAAAAAAAAGTGTTACATTGCTGCAACACTTTTTCCTGCTATTTTTGGTAACAAAGTATAACTACTTCGTAGAAGCCCTTAGGCTGCTAATGCGAAATTTTCATTTGCGTTTATAGTTTTCGTTCGCGATAACCGTGCTTACATCCGGGTAACTCCACTTCCTCTCTTACGTGTATCGATACCTGCTTCACCCCCATCATAAACACACTGCTTTCTACCTCTACAGTGTACACTGATTACGCTGGTATAACGTTCCACAGTGTGTTTATGGTGGAGGTGCCGGGTGCCGCCCCCGGGTCTACTCCGTCGTTGCTAAAGTTTCAACGTTACATACTATTTATAACACGTTTAACTAAACATGTCAAGTTCTTTTGATGCTTTTGTCTTTGTCTTCTTAGCTTCAGGACGAATTGGTTCTAGCCATGTATCAGCAATGTATGCTTTGGGTGATGGTCCCAATTGTATATCTATGTCTTCGCCTTGTATCCACCAATAATGATCATGTATCATACAAGTGCAAGTCATGCTATGTGCTTCAAACTGTTCGCCAGCTTCAAACTTACCAATGTACTCGACTACCTTTACAGCTCGTCCAATGTTACTCGGATTCACTGAATGTATGATGCGGGCAAAGTCGCCCTGCACACACTTCATTCTTCTTCTTTCTTCTTAGGCTTGCGACCGTAGAAACCGCCTTTAACTTCAAGGTCTTCAGTTCTTTCAAATGGCTTACAATATTTAATCTTGCCGCCCTTTTCAAGAAATTCATCCATTAATCTTTTTGACTCATCGTCTGTTTTTCTAGGTGTTGGGTTCAATGTTACTTCCTTACCAAAAATTTAATAATCTACCATTACCAATGATAATCATTGAGCAAGTTACAACATGCAGTAGCACCCAAACTGTTCGGATAAGTGCTACTGCATCTGCTCTGTTGTCATCATCGTATGCTTTTTGTCCAATGGCTTTACACCAATATTCCCACATACGACTAACCATTACAGGTTATTTTTGCGTTCTTGTATCTCTGCTCGACGCGACTTTGTTAATTTACCTAGATCACCTAGTGCGCCTCGTGCGCGGGTTGCTGCTGCTTTAACATTCTTTTCTTCCCAAGCCGCATGTTCGACTAAGTAATTTTCAAATGCTGCAACAATTTTTTCGTGTTGTGTCTGTTCACTCATATATTTTCTCCTGTAATATGATTATAAATTTCCTTCCAGTTAACTACCTTAGTCATACCTTCTGGAATGTCATCGTGCATGTTAAAACCATGCTCCATCAATATTGAGTTTAGACCCATATCCAAACCTAATACTGCATTAGATAGCTTGTCTTCGATCCAGTACAATCCGGAATCACGATACGCTTCAAGTGCTTCATCTTTTTCTGCACCAGTATCTAAACAAACTAATTCTTCAAATGCTGTTTCTCCAAACAGCTTTTCCAAATTCATTTTACGAAGTTTGTATGCATTAGGGTCTAAAGACATAGATGTAATGCAACGGAATACATATCCGTGTTCTTCGTGTAATCGTTTAACGTAATACATAGCGTCACGTAGTGCTGGGAGAAATCCCATTGCTGCACTTTCATTAAATACCTTTACGTGTTTAATTGCTTCGTTGCGTGAAATACCAAAGCGTTTAGCAATGTCGTATTCCCAATTGCCATTTTCAATTTGTGTATATCCACGTTGTTCTAACCAACAGCAGAATGCGTATTCCCAATTCATGATTACGCCATCACAGTCTGTTAGTATTACCTTTTTATTATATTTCATACATTGCCTCTTCAAATTCATATTATACACTACTATAACATATGATTATGAAGATGTCAACCTTTATTATACAGTAAAGCCGTTTGTAGTAAATACAGGCTTGTATTGGGCAAATTGGCTTGCTCTGCCGCCGGAAGGTCCCCATTGGCGTTTATTGCCAATATCGAGGTGTATAAAGCTGTTGTAGCAGCCGACTCCACTAAACCCTGCATCAATTGCTAATTGAATCATATCAACTCGTGTTTGTAAAGTTGATGTTCCCCATTGTACATCAATTGCTTTGCGCTGTACATGCATACTCTTTTTTGCACCGCCTACACCTGCATTGTATTCTGGTGAACGATAAGCACTATTTAATGTAATAGGTCTACCGATGCTCTTTGCAAACACTATTGCTTTCTCCCAAACTTCAGGTAATACTCTTGGATTAACATGTGCTTGTACTATAATCCATTCTGATGTTGGTCGGTCAACATTACTATCAAATGATGCATCTGCTCCTGCTGCACTATCACTACCTGGCGCTGCTTCAGCACCTTCTTGTCCTGAGACTGGATTAGTACCATTTGGAGATCCACCTCCAAATTGTTCTAGTGCTTCATGGGTATCTGGATCAAGTCCTGCTGAGATAGTATCAGCACGATCGCTTATTATCTGTCTTGCTTGTTCATCACTAATACCAACAGTGTCTTCAATGCCTAGTGCATTTGCTACGCCGCCGCCTAGTGTTGGACCGCCATTTACAAAAACGTTTGTTGCGAATGGAGTATTACTATGTGTTACACCTGGCATTAGCTTGCTCCTGGACTATAATCTGTTGCAGGAGGTGTTGATGTGCCAGTTGCGTTATCTGTTGCTTGACTAGCTGCTGACTTACTTACTACTTTACCTGTTGCAGGATCAATTAAGTCTGCATTAGGATTAGCAAGTTGTGATGCCGTTTGGCCTACTGGTCTTGCAAACATCCAACGCTTTCTTGGTGTTGATGCATTTGGTATACCATCAGGTGGTCCTGGAGGTGCACCTGCAACAATAAGCCCAGTTGATTCGTTATCAAAGCCTAGTTGTTCGCCTAAGGCAAACGGAGTAACTATTGTATTAGAGCCTCGAATTCCATCGTCTGGACCTGCTGTTCCCTTTGCTTCCCAATAGTATTGTCCTGCTACTCGTATTAATACTTTTAAGTCTGCTGGATCTTCTGTAGCACCTAGTGCAGCAATTATTGTTGTTCTTTCTGCATCTAAATCTGCATTACTGTCGCCGCTGGCTGCTGCAACTGCTGCACCATTAGGAAGTGTTCCTGCAACAACTGCGTCAGCTATTGCGGCTGCTGTATTACCTACTGCTGAACTCATACTAACTGCTAAAAGTGCTCGTTGGAAGTCATTTAGTACATTACTTGTAGCAATACCAGATTCTGGATCTTCTTGCAAAGTACGCAATAGTTTTACATCATCACGTATGCCTGTTAGTGCTGTAATAATCCGGTTGTATTCCGGAGTCATGTCTAAGTGTTGATATGGTGCTGGCATTATGCTGTGTTATCCCGTGTTTCCATGATGTCTACTAGATATTTTGGTGCGCTTGCAGTGTTTGTTGGTTTGCTTCCGCCCCAATATCTGTTTGACAGCACTCCATTAATTACACCTTGGGTTTGTCCTACCCAAGCAATGTCAACATGTATGTTACCATTACTCATATATCCATTACCACAGCCTACTCCAGTTGCTCCTTGAGCTTCACATGCTTGTATAAACTTTGTCATAATTGCAAGCTGCGTTGAATCGCTAGTATAAAGTCTATTTCCGTTTCCGTCTAGTAATCTAACATCTGCTGCGTAACCTTTGTCATGCCTATTTGATCCAACTCTGTTTTTACCTTTGACTCCGCCTTCACTTGCAGGAACTTGGCCGCCGCTAGTAATAACCACATCAACACCTGCTGTTATGGCTGCTGTCTGTAGTATTTCCCATAGCTGTGTTTGGATTGGTAGATTACGTACGCCGCCGAGTGCATATGTAACGTTGCCAACTCCTCCACCATCTTGGGGTACTATTTGGTCAAATGGTATACTACCTTCATAGTATACTTCGCCATTTTCGCCTTTAATAGCAGTTGCTGAGTTTCCATACCCTGGAGATTGTGATGACTGTTTGTTGCCACCTACAAAGCCACCTGCACTAGTTGTGCTGTTTCTTATTGCATTGTAATTAGCCGCACTTGTATTACCTAAGTTGGTTGGATTGCCAACTTCAGCATTAACTAAGTCTAAAATGTCTGATTGTTTTAGATTGATAAAGTCTCTTGCAGCTTTGGCAATGTTAGCAGGATTGTTTGCTACATTATCAGCTTGGCGTTGATAAATGCCTTTGCTTCTGTCATCGCCTCTGTCTGTAATAATACGCAAGTCTGATTGTATATCTTCAAACAAACTTGCTATCTCTGCTAGACATGCTTTGTGTGCGAGGTCAAAGTCAACGTGTACATGGTCGGCAGGTGCTGAGCCCGGATCGGTATCAATGTCCGGATGGTTAACAGTAGTCTTACCTGTTCCTTCTGCTGCACTATTTTCAAATACATTTGCGCCTGCTAATGACATTTACGTTCCTCTTTAATATATTTATCCGGGAATTTACTGAATCTGTATGTTGCTAGTAGCTGCTGTATATTGCTTTGAAATTTCGTCTTCTGTCTTAGCTCTACAACTTACTGCATGTGTTTGCAACTCAAACTTTGCGTCTGGCGATACACCAAACATAAAAGGTGCTAGACCTAATCCTTGCTGTTGCATAATTAATACCATTGGCTTATACAGTGTATATTCTGTTGAAGATTCGCCATCTAGCCTAGCTACTAATTCTTCGCCTGAGTTTAATTTAAATGAGACAATGTCTCCAAATTTCATTGGTGTTTCAATAAACATTATAGTGAGTGTCCTGTTCCGTTATAGTTAGTTTCTTCTAAATATGTTCCTAGCTTATCAAAGCCGCCGATATTAGTACTCCATACTTTAATTTGAGGAAATGTTCTTGCTCCTGGAAATGATTCCAGCACTTGTTCACGAGTAAAGTCTGTACCTAATTGTTTATAGGTATACTTTAACTTTCTTTGTTCACATAGTGCCTTTGCCATATCACAAAACGGACAAGCTGGCTTTCCCCAAATTTCAATCATAAACTAAATCCTTTGATAGAGTCTGTTGTTACGTCTTGCTTGATGCCGCCTACAATGTACGACTCGTTTTCTGTTTCTTGTGGTGCTACCTGTAAGCCTGAACTTGACAACCAATGCTGTGTCCATGGTAGCGGATTAGTATTAACAGGTGCATCAAAGATAGCGTTGTATCCTAGTGCTTTAAGTCTTCGGTTAGCAATGTATTCTACATATTGATTAAGTAGAGCAGCGTTAAGACCAATCATTGATCCGTCTTTAAACAAGTACTCAGCCCAATCTTTTTCTTCTGCAACACATTCGCGCCACAGTTCATATACTTCTGCTTCGCACTCTTTAGCAACCTTTGCCATTTCTGGATCATCTTTGCCTTGTGCCCACAACTTCAATACGTGTGTACTAAGTGCTAGATGTTGTGCTTCATCTCGAGCAATAAGACTAATAATCTTAGCACTACCTTCCATTAGCTTTAGTTCTCCAAAGCCAAATGTACAAGCAAAACTTACATAGAAACGCAAGCCTTCTAAGATGTTAACTGTCATCATTGCAAGGTATAGTTTCTTCTTAACTTCATACAAGCTACCTTCGCCTCTGTGATTAAATGCATCAGCAGCTTCAGTAAACTCGTCATAGTGTTTAGTAACACTCATTGCTCGCGCAATAATCTTGTCATCTTCTAAAATAGTATCAAACACTTCTGAAGGATCAGCATACACGTTTTTCATAATGTGTGTATAGCTACGTGAGTGAATTGTTTCAAAGAAGTCCCAAGTAACAATACAGCCTTCTAGTTCAGGAATTGAAACATGCGGCAAAAATGCTAGGCATGGACCACGTCCTTGGACACTGTCAAGTAGTGTTTGATATTTTAAATTAGCAGTAAAAATATGTTTCTGCTCAGGACGAAAGTTTGCAAAGTCAGCTCTATCTTTTTGCAAACTTACTTCTTCTGGTCGCCAAAAATATCCTAGCATTGTTTGATTAAGTTTATCAAACACTGGAAATTTAAACACATCATATCGCTGTGTATTCTGATCTGCTCCGAAGAACATATTTTGTTTTGTGAAGTCTACTTTTTCACGGTTAAAAACTGTCTTTGCCATTCTCTCTTTAAATCCTGTATGTGTATCTTACTCTATTATTATAGCGCAGTTGACTCTAATAGTCAACCACTAATTTATTATATATTACAAGCTTCACAATCTTCATCTTCAAACTCTAAACTTGCTGCCGACTGCATTAGCTGGTCTAATGGTTTTTCATCTTCTAACTCATTAGGATCTACTTTGTAATCATATGTGTTCTGATAGTAACTTGTCTTCCATCCCATCTTATAAGTTGTTAGTAGGTCAGTCATCATTACACTCATTGGCACCTCATTGTCTGGAAACTGTGTTGGATTATAACTCCAGTTGCCGCTAATTCCTTGATCAAAGAACTTTTGCATTACTGCAACTACATTAATGTATCCAGTGTTGCTAGGCATGTCCCACAACAATGTATAATGGTTCTTTAACGTTTGATACTGCGGAACAATCTGCTTAAGAGGCCCTTTCTTTGACTTTTTAACGGACAAGTATCCTCTAGGTGGCTCGATTCCATTGGTTGCGTTCGACACAACGGAACTGCTTTCTGAAGGCATTTGTGCGGACAATGTGCTGTGCCGTAATCCGTGCTCGAGTATGTCTGCGCGAAGAGTATCCCAATCATAATTTAACTTGTGCTCTACAATAGTATCAACATCTTTCTTATAAGTGTCTATAGGAAGGATGCCATCACTGTATTTAGTGCGGTTAAAGTAATCACAGGCACCGCGCTCTTTTGCAAGTTTGTTACTTGCTTTTAACAAGTAATACTGGAACGCTTCTGACAAGTCGTGTACTAGCTGCCATGACTTAGGGTTGTCAAACTTAACATGATTCCTAGCTAGGTAATGTGCTAAACCAATGTAACCTACACCTAAACTACGTCTTGCTTTTGTGCTAATTTCAGCCGCTTTAATTGGATACTTTTGATAGTCAATAATCTCTTCTAAAGCACGTACTGCAAGCTCACAGAGGTCTTCTAAGTCGTCTAACGCACGTAGGGTGCCTACATTTATAGCTGACAAAATACATAGCGCAATTTCGCCTTCTTCATCATCAATATGATTAAGCGGCTTAGTTGGTAATGTAATCTCTTGGCACAGGTTGCTCATATAAACAGTATCTTTGAATGAGCTGTGGGTATTGCAGTGATCAACATTCATAATATAAATGCGTCCTGTTTCAGCACGTTCTTTGATTAGAGCAGAGAACAATTCCATTGCTGGGATAGTCTTCTTCTTAATGCTTGTAGCACGTTCATATTTTTCATACATCTCTTGGAACTTTGCTGGCTCACCAAAGTATGCTTCGTACAAGCCTGGTACATCATGTGGGCTAAACAACGTAATGTCGCCGCCACTAAGCAGGCGTTCGTACATAGTTAGGTTAAGTTGTATTGAGTAGTCTAACTTGCGTACACGGTTGTCTTCGGTGCCCTTGTTGTTCTTTAGAACAAGGATGTCTTCAATCTCTTGATGCCAAAAAGGAAAATGTGTAGTTGCACTGCCACCGCGCACACCATTCTGTGTACAACATCTTACTGTTGCTTCAAACTTCTTTAGGAACGGGACAATACCTGTGTGTGCTACTTCGCCGCCTCTAATACGAGAATTTACTCCTCTGATTCTCCCTGCATTAATGCCGATACCCGCTCTCTGTGCAGTGTATCTACCAATCGACATATCGCTTGCGAAGATACTATCAAGGGTATCGTCAGCGTCAACAAGGACACACGAAGCAAACTGTCGCACAGGAGTTCTGACTCCTGCCATAACCGGCGTTGGGATATTAACTTTAAAAAGTGAGGTCGCATCGTAGTATCTCCTTACATAGTGCATACGTGTTTCTGCAGGATAGTTAGAAAATAACGTTGCTGCAATCATCATGTACATGAACTGGGGACTCTCAAAAATCTCACCACTTGAACGATCCTGGCAAAGATATTTGTCTACAACCTGACGCAGACCTGCATAGGTAAAGTTCTCATCACGCTTGTGACGGATGTAACTATCTAGTGTTGCAATCTCTGCTTCTGTATATTTTTCTAGTATCTCTGCATCGTATACATTGCGTGAAATATTGCGTTCAATATTTTGCTGTAATGTAATTGCATTATACTCACCAAAAACCATCTTGTTTACACTGTAACTTAATAAACGTGCTGCTGCGTACTGATAGTTTGGAACGTCTAAACTAATAAGATCGTTTGCGCTACGTACAAGAACCTCTTGTATTTCGTTAGTACTCATACCATCATAAAATTGGATATTTGCATTCATTTCAATTTGGCTACTACTAACACCTGCTAAATCTAAACAGGCATGTTCAACTACTTTGTGAATTTTATCTATATTGAGATGTTCTTTTGTACCGTCGCGCTTGACGATCATTGTTCCATTTGACATTCTTATTCCTCTATTGTATAAGGTATTTATTATTGCTTAGGTAGAGCATGGACAAGTTCAGAACGTAAATTTGACGGTAATTCTTTCCTGTGTACATGAGTATCTCCGGTGAATCCGATAACCCTCTCATCAACATAAAGCAAGTAATACGTCTCTGAGTTTTTATAGTCTCGTGTAATATGTATCTCATAATTACCTTGGGATAACACATCAGTTAATTGTAAGGTGTAACAAATTGCAAGTATCTTTACAAAGGCACAATAATTATTTTCCTCTAATAATTCCCATGCAGTTGGCCAGGTACTAGGAGTAAAGGGATCTGCTGCAATCTTACAACTAGGTGCTCGATTATAGAAGTCAATTGCTTCTTGTATAGGATCTGTCGCTGTTTCTAATTCGCTACGAAACTCACGCCAGAGTGCCAATCTGTCTTCGTATTTTTTATCAAACATTACGTTATGATTTAGTCTTAACCTTATAGTACATTATAGCATTATCGCTTGTAGTTAAGTTTAACATCATAATGGCTATTGTGTCAACCAAAGAATCAGAATTTTCATCATAATTCTGTGCTTTGAACTTTAAGTTCTGCGCAAAGTTGTCACCGCCAGTATAATTATAGTCATCTGAGAATGTAAATGTATTATTTGCAGGGTCAACAATAAGTTCCATTGTTCCTGTTCTTGATGCTGCTATATAACTGCTTTTATAGATATATTCAATTTCATATCCCTTAACAGTTTCTGCTGGAAGTCGGAATAGTTTAGAATATTCTCCTGACTGTCCTATTGCAAGTTGGTGTGTTATACCAAAGTCTGTAATAGTTGGCCCTTTAACTTCAGGATGATAAACTACTCCATTTTTAAAGGTTTCGTTATATCCTAAATCTGCACTACGTTCAAACCAATCAGCAGTACTAATATTCTTTTTAGTAGTGCTTGGGCCTGAAAAGTCAATAACTGGGTGTGTAGCATTTAATGATGTACCACCGTTATTACCAACACTGTAATATTTGTTATTCTCACTAATATTATCAGCACCGTTTGAAACTTTAATAGCTGATGAGTAAATGTTATCAAACTTGCTCTCAGATACTTTGTTACTAATTGGTCCAGTCAACATACCACTAGTTCCTAGTGTAGTGCTTACTCCAAATGCAAATCCTTGATACAATGTATCGAACGTACATCCTGTCCATTGGTTATCTTTTATGTCGTTGTCCGATTGGACAGCACTTGCAAACTTCTTAATTTGAACGTTATTAAACAGGTTATTGTTTGAACTAACTGCTGTACTTAACGAGCTAAGTCTTATTCCAACACTTGCTCCGTCAACTACATCACCAAGTGTGTAGTCTCCTACTAGTACTAGGTCTTTAAATTCACTGTCTTTACAACTTATTAAGTCTAGCGCAGGACCTTGTGTGCTATTAATTGTTAGTCCTGTAATACTAATTTTTCTTGCTTGATTTAATGTTGTAGTTGTTGCGGCAAGAGCGTATGTTCCTGGAGTACTTGTGTCATTAACTGTTTTAAATACTGCGCCGTTGCCTGCATTAATAATAGTTTTACTAGAGCCAGCGCCTCTAATAGTAGTATATGGAGGTAAGTTAATAGGACTAGTAATATTGTACTCACCTGGCTCAAATATAAGTTCTACACGAGCTTGAGTAGTTCCTTTGTTTGATGCATTTAAGTATAGCTCATCAATTGCACGTTGTAGTGCTGCTGTTTGTTCCGTGCCATCTCCATCTAAGCCAAACGAACGAATACTTACTCTGTCATCTAGTCTTTGTTGAAGGGTACGTAATACAGGATTGCTTGCACTAGATCCTGTTTGCATATTTGTACCAGTTTTGTATTGGTACGTTTTTGCAAATTCAAACAAGTTATCAGCTTCACTTAGTAGTTTAGTATTGCCTACAAACGGTGAGCCTTCACTAACTGCTCCGTTACCTATGTAAAGTTCTTGCGAATCAACTGCCCAGCCAAACTCTCCGCTTGCTAGTTGCGGCAATCCACTGCCTATGTTCTTTTGTCCTCTGCGAACTTGAATTCGACTGATGGAAACTACGGCCATACTATAACTCCTATTTCATTATATAATATATTTAGCCCTAAAGTCTCTATCGTTGCCTTCTCGGTGGTACCACATTTCAAATGTATCGGTTGTCCAAAGAGCTTGTTTGTTATTACTTTTCTTAGGAGCCATGTTATACCATATATTCCACCAGTATTCTGCTTTAGCCTTGTGACCTTCTTTTTTATGATAAGAAAAATTCAAGCGAGGAAGTGTTCGTGCTCTAGCAGTTGACCAAGTGTCGGCGTGTTTTTGATTATCTAGTTGTTTGTATAGCTTAGGATTATCTAAACGTCCTGTATACTTTCCGGTCTTGTAGTTAGGATTAGCTTCGCCGCCAAGTGAACCTCCGTGTTCAGCTCGTTTGTTAAAATATTCAGTACTTTCTGCAACATTAAATTTGTTACTATAATGTTTGCAAACTTCTGCAAACTTTTCCTTATCATTAGATTGAAAAAGTATCTTAGTACTATAATCATCTCCATACTCGTTTAAGTGAGCAAGCCAGTCATCACTTGAACCTTTGTAAATACTTAAATTTCTAGTAGACTGACCTAGATACTTCTTATTTGTTACATTGTGTGTATGGTGATATAGTTGTTGTACAAGCATCATCCGAACTTCTCGTAGTATTGCTCACAGCGTTTCCACCATTCTTGTGCCCAGTCATCAAACTCATCTGGCCATAGATCAAACTGTTGATAAGTCTCTCCGCCTAGTTCAACGCCATCATCTCCGCGACTACACATAAAGATGTGTCCTTCACGTATGTCAGTGCCGTGTATTTCGTTGTGTCCTAGTGCATATGCTGTCATTTGCAAATAGTAGTCTTCTACCCACTCAGGCTTTTTAGGCTTGTTTGTTTGTTTAAAGTCCATAATGCAAGCTTCGCCTTTGTACTGTCCGACTAAGTCGGTAGTACCTGCAAAGATGCCTGGAACATAAAGCGGAACTTCACTACCCCATATCTCATCTACGTGACACATTGCTTCGTCACGGATAACTTCTGCCATACGATATGCTTTTTTAGAATAAGGATTGCTGCCTGGACTTTCTGTCCACACACCATTATCAACATAGTCTTCAAGATACTTGTGCATCCTTGTGCCTACGCCACTTGCTTCAGTTACAATCTCTTGTGCTTTCTTTTCACCCACACGCTTCTTCCAAGCAATAAGATGCGACATATCCTTAGTACCACTAAGAATAGTTGTTACACTTGCTACAGGTGGACCACCGGGTGCTGCATATCGACGCTTGCCGTTTACTTCAACACGTTGTAGTTTTTCGTACTTGTACTTCTCAATAATTAAGCTCATGATTGGCCTCCTTCATCGTCGAATCCATAGTCAAAAGAGCCACCAAACGGATCGTTGTTCATATAATATGGATCTACGCTAGAAAACGGATCATCCATGCCTTCAACTTCTGTAACTTCAGGTACTAGCTGTGTCATCATTTGTTGTATGCCGTGTTTTAGTGTCATAGTACTACCAGCGCATCCTGAGCATGCTCCGCTCAGTTCTACTAGTAACACACCGTTTTCAAAGCTAACAAAGTTAACTTTACCTCCGTGCTGTGCTACATTTGGTGCTACATATTGTTCCATTACTTCTAAAATATGTTTAACAATATCTTCGTGTGGTCTTGCGGTCATAAAAAAACTCCTATTAGTGTATATAATAACACAAAATAGGAGCTTTGTCAACCATTATTTCTATTTTAGAATTCGTTTTCTATAGGTGTGATCTGGATCTATCATAGCTCTGTGCCTACATCCGTAGCGTTCTTAGCCATGTTACCTACAGTGTCACTTGGAGGACCTGGGTTGCCTGGAACTGCGCCTGCAACATCATCTACTTCACTTTGTTTGAATTCAATCTTATCTTGATCAAAGTTAGTTACTAGTGCTTGTAATTTAGGATCTGCATCGTACATTGCTTTAAACGTTTCAAAGTCAAAGTTGCCCTTGCCTTGATTGCGCATGTATTTGTCTAGTTTTTTCATAGATAAAGCAGCCACTCCGGCTGCTTTTTGTTGGCGCAATAAAGCGTAGATGACAGTGCCATCTACCCCTTCATTTACTTTTTTTTTGAATTTACAGTTTCGTAAAACTTAGCTGCTTCTTTGCCATGCTTCTTAACAAACTTTGCTTTAGTTAGCTCTTGTGCTTCAGCAATAAGTCCTTCACGTTGGATTGACTCACGCTTTTCACGTCCGCCAAGCTCTTCGCCGCCTGCTGCTGCGTCTGCTGCACCAAAGTCATCTTCAACTGGAACTTCTGCGTCAACTGTTGGTTCCATTGCTGGATCTGCTTCTGGATCCATTGCAGGATCTTCAGCACCCATAGTATCCATTGGCTCACCTTCGCCAGTTAACATGCCTACACCGCCTGTTAATGCAATACGTGTTGTTTCCATCACACCATACATTGCTTCTAGTGCTGGCTTAACTGCTGCTGTAAATGCTTCACTTGATTCACTGCCCATTTCGTCTCGGATTGCATCAGCTAGTTCTAGCATGGATTCAGTTTGCATTTCTGCTGTGTCTTCCATCCAACCAGTAACACGATCAACCATGTCCTTAGCTGCCATTACTAGTTCTGCTTTGTCTTCTTCACCCTCATTAACTTGCTCAATAGCTTCGTCAATTGCGGTAGCAACATCGTCACGCTCATGGAGTGCAGCGTTAAGTACGTCTAGGAACAATTTGTTCTTAGTGTGTCCTTTTTCTTGCACTGCATCAAACGCTTCGTTTGTTTCTACATTAAATACCTGGGTACGTAGTTTGTTACGAGCGTCTTGTAGTTGCTCAGTTGTAAACTCATCAATGTTAATTGTTGAACCAAAGCGTTTTGCTAGGCTTTCATTTAGTTTTGCAGCCGTTGCCGGTGCTGAAAATTCTCTAATTTGCATTTTATTCTTCCTGTTGATAGGTGTTCTATATTATATTTATCACTAACAAAAAATATAGCGGTCTAAAAGGCTGCGTACTCGTTGTGATTCTTGTATAGCAACATCTAATCTAGTTTCCCTTATTTCCTTCTTTGTTTCGTCTGTTGTATTGCGTATTGCATGTTTATAGAAGATTGCATCATTGTAATGTTTTAACATTGTATCATCAAACTCCATTGCTTGTTCAGTAATATCTTTACCTTGTGCAAGGTTCTTAGCAATAGCAACTGCTGTAGTCTTAAAATAGGTTCTTACTACTTGTTTATTCTCTTTAGCATCGTATATTAGATATCCTTTAGAACTTTTACGAACCACAATATGTTTAATTCGTATACTATTACCTCTCGAAACAGGGATAGCACTGTCTTCGAGTCCTCTATTAACAATTTCTTCAAGGTCATTTAAAAGCTGTTCAGTTATCATTCCGCATCACCATTATCGTCCCATTGTGTTGTACTTTACTTATAATACTCTTACGAATTAGATTGTTGATAATGGTTTGTTCACGCTCTGGAAATGCTCCAAGCGGACGAGGCTCATCAATACTTGCCAAGAGTTGTTTCTCTTCATTGGTCTTATATGTATATTTGATAAGCTCTTCAATTTTCATTTAGATATTTTTTACAGTTACGTTGTCGCCTGGCTTAATGCCACGGTCAACTGTACCTTTTGTTTTTGTATCCAATGTTAAGTTGCCGCGTTCGTCTGTTGTAATCGCGCCTGGCTTACTTGGATCTTTTGGAACAGTTGTTTTAATTTTAGTCTTTGGATCAACTAGGGTAGTTTCGTTATCATCGTCTTTTTCAATCTGTAGAATTGAATCCATTTCAGACAATATTTCATTCATTTTCATATTCTTTTACCCCTACGGTTTCTCGGTTTAATTCTTCTGCGTCCAGTGTTTATCTTAGTTAAACGTTTACTTACTGGGTTTGTTCTTTTAGTTCTGCTTGCCTTAGTACTTATCACCGAACCCTTCTTGCGACGGGTCTGTTTGAGTGTGTTCGATGCCTTCATGTTCTTAGGAGCATTACAAGTTGCAGGCTTTGCAACAATTCGTCCTTTACGTGATCCGCTTGTGCAACGATACTTACGAACAGTCTTGTTTCCGCTCTTACCAAATATAGTAGTAACACCTTCATCGAATTCATAATCTTCGCTGGGCGATATAAGCTCTCGTAATAACATGTTACTACCTCTTACGGTTAAGAGCTTGTACTCTTTTACTTGCTGGATTGATACGCTTAGTCTTTTTAGCCTTGCGCATCATTCTACTACCTAAACGAGCTCTTGTTTTCTTCATTTGCATCCGCTTTTTAGGATCAGGCGCTGCAAAACATTGTGACATCTTAGCAACGATTCGATTCCTGCGGGGACCACTGGTACATCGATATTTGCGGACAACTTTCTTTCCAGAACGTGCCCACGTTTGACCTTCTTCTAGATCATCTTCTATTGGATCAATATATAATTCACGTAATAACATATAGTTATTTATCGTGCGAGGAGGGTTACTGTAATAAAATTACTATAACTATGGATACTAAACTAGCAACGACTGTGCCAGCTGTGCCTATAAGTACTTTGGTCATTGATTTTTGACCGTCTAAAATATCTGTATGGATGTGTTCAATCTTTGTTTCAACTTTGCCGAGTCGGCCTTCTAACGCTTCATAGCGTATTGCACATAAGTCAACGTGTGCTTCTAAGTTTGTTCTTTCTAGCTCAGTGGCCATTTTAAATCCTATAATCTCATACACCCGTATTATCGTGGGTGGCATTGTTGTAAGTAAACTCTAAGTTGGCCTTGCTGTAGTGATTTAAATTGCCTGGTAGTTTTTAAGCTACAAAGTTATTTATCATCTAATTGAAAAGAAATGTTACAATTAGCAGTATTTTTGGTAAGAAATTGTGCATTATTAAATACAACTGTTTCGTCTAACTGTGTAATAATTGGAATCAAATCAAAGTCATCTACTAGCGTATCAATGTCTAAAGCGCCTTCGTAATCTATATCAAACACATACTTCCATACACTTTGTTCAGTTTTAAATGATGTTCCCATTCCTAGTTTACTAGGCACTTCTTTAACAACTAATGGCGTACTAAGGTATGTTGGATTAACTCTCATACCAATAGTTTGCATTACAGTAAGGAAGTTCTGGTGTTGCTTGTACTTTTTAGGATCTTCGCCTCTACGGGCTGCTGTCTCAGTTATGTCTACTAATGTATGTATTATGAATCTCATACAGTATTTAAGTCATAAAAAAACAGTCACTCGTTAAAGTGACTGTTTAGTGTGACGCCTGCCTTGCGGCCGTATATCACGATTCTAAGGTAGTTAGAATTACAAGCCTTCGATGTCTGTTACAACTGTTACTGTAACTGTATCACCGTCTGACAAAGTCTGTACGCCGCCGGCTAAAGCTGCTAGTGTGCCTGTGTCTAATACTGTACCAATCATCTGTGCTACTGAATCGATATCAATTGCGTGACCATCTACTACTGCATAAATTTCTGCACCGTTTGCTTTAAGTTGGAATAATCCTGAGATTGAACCTAATGCGTCAGTTACTTTAGCTGCTAGTGCGTCAGAGCCAATTGCTCCTAAGCCGTTTCCGCCTGCTAGTACAACTTTCATCATATCTAGTTCACGTGTTTTTTGAATTGTGCCGCGAGTGATCGCTGCTGGGTTAGTTCTTGTTACTGTAGCCATTTTATATTCTCCTGTTTTCTAATGGCAAGTAAGATTCTCTTCTTACTTGTATAATATTATTTATCATTTTAAAATAAAAACGAGGCTTAGTTAGCGTTTTTTAGCTCTCTTATGCACTGCTCGTAGCTGTTGAACCATTGCAGGGCCACCTTTTACGATATCATCTATCATTTTAATAGCTGGCAAGTAGGCTGCAACCATGTTAGCACTTGCTGCTTTACCGTCTTTGGCTTGCTCTAAGAACTTTTTAGTAAGTGCTAAGTTCCTGTCTCCTACTAGATATCTATATAGTGCTAGTTCTGCGCCTGTGGTGCTTAGATCAGGAGTTGATATAGTTGGTTCTGGATCTATTACACTTGCTTTTTCTAAGTTCTTAATTGCTGCAAACTTTTCAAAGTCTTCAATGATATCCGAGCTGCGTAGTTTAGCACGAACAGCAAATATTAAGCGTGTAGATATCAAACGCTTCTCTGCTTTGGTTAACTTTTGAAAGTTAACTAAGTTCCTGCGAATTTGTTTATAGTCGCTGTTAGTAATCTTAACGGCTGTTTCAATTGCCATAAGCATATTGTTTACTTGCACTGGCTGTTTACCAGAAGCTAATGCATTAATGTATCTATTAATAGCTGCTGTTGGTAATTTTGTAGTTGCTCGCATACGCTTTGCAGACTCTGGGTCTTTAAGTTTATCTTGGGCAGGACCGTTACCTACAAGGAAATATGTAAAGTTGTAGAGATCAGTTCCCATTACACGATAAAACTTGTGTAATTCAAAACCCGCAGTTTTCTTACAATATCGTTGCACATAAGCTTTAAAGTCTGGATACTGACGCATTGTTTCTAGTGCTAATAAAATCAAATACAATCGTTGTCCACAGTCAGTATATGTTAGCTTTTGTGAGCTGCCATTGTCTTTAGTCATACGTGATTCGTGTATGTCTTTAATAAAAGAAAATGGTTGCTCTGAGGCAGTCATTTCATGCCCGCCTTCAATCTCTGCCCATTGTGCTGCTGTAAACTTTTCAGTCATTAAATGTTAGCCTCTTGCTGCGCGATCTGCTTGACGTGCAAGCTCATCATCGCTTGGCTCTCTATCGTCTGGCTCATCAAAGTCGTCATCGTCTTGATCAGTTGGTTCTGGATCTGGAACTTTAGCTTTTACATCACCCATTTTATCTGCTTTAGAAATTAACTGCATAACGCCGGCTCTGCCAACGCCTGTCTTTTTCTCAATATCAGCAAACATTTTAGCTAAGTTTGCTTTTTGGTCGCCTTTGGATGTTGATGGATCTATGATTCCATAAGAACCAACTTCACCTAGCGCAGATCCAACAGCAGACATTTGATTCATGTTACGTAATCTATCATCATATGCTTTATCATCTTCGCCTTTTTGCTTTTTTAAGCTTCCAGATGCGCCGTCACCTTCGCCCATTGCTGAGATAATGCGTCCGTATTTTGCCATCTTCTGGGCAAAGGGAGATGCATCATACATGCCTTCTTCTATTACTTCATTAATTTTCATTGTCTATTCCTTAATTTGGTTGCCAACGCTGCCGCGGCACTAGTTTAGTCTTTGATCCTAGAGCAACATATCCTTCGCCGCCCTTCTCACCTTTTGTTGTTGCTGTCACATCAGCAGGAGCATTATCTAACTGATCAATAATATGATCCTTTACAGTCATGATCTGTTTTACAAGACCAAACAATGCAGGCAATGCCTTAGGGCTTGCTGTGTTCATTTCTGCAATCTTTGCTTGCTTGTTAGTACTTACCTTTGATGCTCCGAGCCAGTCAAAAAAACCATTTTCAATATTCTTCAACTGCTGTGTACGTGTCATGTGATTAACATATGTATAAATGATGTTCTTCATATCACTTAGTCCTTTAACAGGAGCAAGGAAGGAGTCAACTAACTGGGCAGTTTTTGCTGCCGTAGCTCTAATACTTTTAACTTCTGATGTGTCAACTTTAGGCTGATGTGTAACATAAGTTTGTCCTAGTACTACTACATCATTGCTGTTAAGTTCTTTTACATCTTTAATAGGTGTTGCAGACTTTGAACCAAACTCTTCAAGTTTTGTGTGAACTACTACACCAACTTTTGAGTTCGCTATGCGCCCGCCGAGTTGGCCATTCGTATCAACTGTGTACTTAACCAAGTTTGGTTCAAATTCTACTGAGCCTTTAGTTGCTGTAAAAGGCTTGCGTGGACTGTATAGTAAGTCACCATAAACATATCCTCGGAAGCTTCCAGGAGTTGCTGACTTCATTAGTTCAAACACTTCTGCCATTTCTTCGCCGAAGTCTTTGCGCCAAGGTTGTTCTTCTACACCCTTGCCTGAATTTTGTATAAAGCGTGATAGATCATCTGCGCTTGTTGACTTGTTGCGTCCCCAACCATTTTTACCTACTAGAACAAACTCGCCGTCTGACTCGCGTCCCCAATAGATAGTTGGATTGCCGTCCCACTTGATTGCAACATCACTGCTGTCAGTACCTAGCTTGTCTAGGATGTCTGCTGCTTCTACTGCCCCTGCTGAGCCTTTAACAAACACTAGATCTTCTAGGTGGTTATACTCGCGTCCTTTAAACTCTTCAGTTAGGACTGCTTCAGTTAGGACTGTACGGAACTCGTTAAATCTCATCTTATAAAGCTTCCTGAGGACATAACAGCACTGTTTAGCATGTTGCCACTAAGTTCTCTAATACGTGCAAGTTGCTTGTCTTCTAGTGTTTTGTATCCAGTTGGTGTTTTAGACTCAGGTACTTCTTTACCAGCCTTGGCCATTGTTTCTTTCCACGGAGCAATTAGCTGTTCGTAGTTTGGATCACTTTTTAACTTTGCAAGCATAGTTTCAACTGTATGAGTGTCTGGTTCTTTTGCGCCTTTGCCTAATAGCAATGGTGCAATTTTATCCCATGTAGCAGCAATTACTTCATCGCCTTTGGCAGGATCAACTAATCCAAACTTAGGACTAAACTTTAGTCCACGTCCTCTTGCAATAGCCGATAGTAGGATAGCTCTGTCTGTTCCGCCGAACTGTGCTGTGCCTCCACGCTTGGCTCCACGTTGAAAGTCTGGATTGTTAGTAAACATAAAGTCTGTTTGTACAAATCCATTTTTGTCACTACCTGCAATAGGTGTGCGGAAGTGTACTTGATCACCTGCATCTTTAATCCAGCCGTCTGTCTTTTTACGACCAACATTCATAATTTCTGCATCGTCAACGCCTTGACTTTTTAGCCATGCAGTTAGTTTAACGATTAATTGTTCTTTGCTTATTTTGTTTGCATCTGTGTTTAGATCTAAGTCACCGGAACTATTCTTTTCAAACTCGCCATCTGGATCGTTCTTCTTACCAGTTGTGCCTAGCCAATCTTCTTCATCGTATGTTAAGCCTGTAATCTTTTCAATAAAGTTAATCGAAGCTTGCACATCTTTTGTTGCAATACGCTGAGTTATAGCACCTTGTTCAGTTTTGAATATGTTGCCGCCTTCTTTAAGTATTGTCATTCTTTTTACTCTCTATTATTCTAGTCATACTACGTTTAAACTTACGAGGGTCACTTGCTTTAATACTATTAATAAAGCGTCTTTCTAGTTCGCCGGCGGTATCTACATCATATGTAGAATGTATTCTACTTAATAAATTAATAGCACTTTCGATGATGTTATTGGCTGTAGCATCAATAAGATGGTCACTGTCACGCCGTCCGTGGGCATTATTCAGTTCCTCAAGTATACTTCTAGTTCGTTTTTTCATGTTTAACTATTCCTATACAGTATTTAGTAGACTTTGTTTATAAATATTACAAATAATGGAGGACCACACATGGCGATAACTGAATTAAGTTTTGAAGAGAAATCCCTTCTCTTCGCTAAATTATCAAGTATAGCATATAGTAACATAAAAGTAGCAAAAAGTCAAGCAAAGGATTTAGGATTTACTACAACAGAGTTTTACAACAAAGACGGTGCGCAAGCATATCGCTTTATGAACAAAACAGACTTAGTAATTGCATGTCGAGGAACGCAACCAAGAGAGTTTAACGACATTAAAGCAGATCTAAAAGCATTTCCAGTTATAGCTGAGACTGTTAGTAGAGTACACAGAGGATTTAAAGCTGAAAC